TTCATAAAATAAAGTTATACTCTACGTAACTGCACCCAAATGAGCAGACATGACTGAGTACGTACCCGATATAGAAGAAGATATCCTCCTGCCTAAGAACGCTGCTAACGCGTTCCCTGAGCTGTCCCCTGCTGAAGAACTCAACATGCGGGTCAATGTCGTTAAATTATTTTCTGACATGACTGGTCAACCGCTTACTCCTACACAGGGTAACGTGGACCAAGCTACTTATCTTGCTCGTGAAATGATTGAGAACCCGCGCCAACGCCCTGATTTTGCTAAATACCCTAACGAGACGCTCGCGTTTCTAGCGGGTATGGTCGCGCAGATGAACGTATCTATTGTTGATGATCTTGCTGATTTGAAAATGTATGTTGTAAATAAGCTAGTCAACGAGGTCGAGAACGCTAGAGATGCAAAAACTAGGGTTGCTGCCCTGTCTAAGTTAGGTGAGGTAGATGGTGTTGATGCATTCAAGAAGCGCAGCGAGATGACAGTCAAACATCAGAGTATAGAAGAGGTCGAGAAGGAGTTGTTAGAGACTCTCTCTAATATAGAGGGGAAAGTAATCGACGTTGAGGCACGCGAAGTTGTGTTTGGCGACCAAAAAGGATGACCGCGCCGTTAAAATTAACGCCTGAAGACTTGATGCGCTTACGCATCGCCCTGCCGACGATGCCTGATAAACAGAAACGTCGTGTATTAGAGCTAATTAAGACTTATGAGGGCCAGTTAATACAGACTTTAGGTAAAGAATCGTTTCTAGATTTTATACATCATGTGTACCCGGGGTATAAAGTCGGCCCGCATCATCTACAGTTGACACAAATATTCGAAGATATAGCCGCTGGCAAGAAAAAACGCGTCATAGTTAATATCGCGCCGCGTCACGGTAAATCAGAATTAATATCTTACCTCGCACCAGCTTGGTTTTTAGGTAAATACCCGCAGAAAAAAATTATTATGGCCTCACACACCGCTGATTTAGCGGTGAACTTTGGTCGCAGGGTGCGGAACTTGGTAGGTTCTGAAGCGTACCGGGATATTTTCCCACAAATTGAATTGCAGTCAGACTCTAAATCGGCTTCTCGCTGGGGGACAAACTTTAATGGAGAGTATTTTGCTATCGGTGTCGGGGGTGCTCTTGCTGGGCGCGGTGCTGACCTATTTATTATTGACGACCCTCATTCGGAGCAGGAGGCTAAGACGGGGAGACCCGATGTGTTTCTTCCTACTTGGGAATGGTTTCAGTCTGGCCCTCTTCAGCGTCTTATGCCCGGTGGTGCTATTATTGTTGTTATGACAAGATGGTCGAAACTTGACTTGACTGGGCAGATTACTACCCAGATGGACAAGAATGACGACGTTGATAAGTGGGAGGTTGTGGAGTTTCCCGCTATTAAAGACAACGGCACCGCATTATGGCCTGAATTTTGGGATGTCGAGGAATTATTAGCTAAAAAAGCAGCTATAGATATTAGATATTGGAACGCCCAATATATGCAGCAGCCGACTTCAGAAGAAGGCGCTCTTATTAAGCGGGAATGGTGGAGTATTTGGGAAAAAGAGGACCCCCCGCACTGCGAGTTTACTATTATGGCACTAGACGCAGCGCAAGAAACTAATAATAGGGCCGACTATAACGCGTTAACAGTATGGGGCGTGTTTTTTAACGAAGAAACTAACAACTTTAATATTATTTTATTAAATGCGATTAAAAAACGTATGGAGTTCCCTGAATTAAAGAAACTTGTACTAGAAGAATACAAAGAATGGGAGCCAGATTCGTTTATTGTTGAGAAAAAGTCTAACGGAGCCGCGCTGTACCAAGAACTACGGCGTATGGGGGTGCCTGTTGGTGAGTTCACACCGGGCAAAGGACAAGATAAAATTAGCCGAGTGAATGCTGTCTCGGATTTGTTTTCATCAGGTATAGTCTGGGCACCAGATAGACGATGGGCAAAAGAAGTAATAGAAGAATGTAATGATTTTCCAAGCGGGGCCAATGATGACCTCGTTGACTCTACTACTCTAGCTTTGATGCGGTTTAGGCAGGGTGGTTTTATTCGGCTCCCGAGTGATGAGCCAGAAGAAGATTACTTATACTCATATCGCAAGAAAGCCGCGTACTACTAAGGATATATTATGGCAATCGAAAAAAGTTTGTATGAGAGCCCTCAAGGGCTTGAAGCATTGGACGAGATGAACGCTGAACCCGAGCTTGAGATCGAGATTGAAAACCCCGACTCGGTAACAATTGGGCTAGATGGCGAGCCTATCCTTGAGTTTACCGCTGAAGAAGCTGAAGATGATTTTAACGCGAACTTAGCCGAAGAGATGGACGATTCCGTCTTGCAGGGGTTAGCTAGTGATTTAGCATCTGACTATGAGGACGACGTTGCCTCACGTAAAGATTGGATGCAGACTTACGTTGATGGGCTTGAGTTGCTGGGCTTAAAGATCGAAGAGCGTACTGAGCCTTGGCCCGGCGCGTGTGGTGTGTACCACCCGCTTTTAGCAGAAGCGCTTGTTAAGTTCCAAGCCGAAACGATGATGAGTACGTTCCCCGCAGCGGGGCCCGTTAAGACGCAGATCATTGGGCGTGAGACACCTGAGAAGAAAGAGGCTGCTGTTCGTGTCCAAGAAGATATGAACTATCAGTTGATGGACGTGATGCACGAGTACCGCCCTGAGCATGAGCGCATGCTTTGGGGCTTGGGTTTGTCTGGCAATGCGTTTAAGAAGGTGTACTACGACCCGTCAATAGAGCGACAGGTAAGTATTTTTGTACCAGCAGAAGATATAGTGGTGCCGTATGGCGCGTCTAATATTGAGACCGCTGAGCGGGTGACCCACGTCATGCGTAAGACAGAGAACGAACTACGCAAGCTACAGGTAGGTGGGTTTTATTTAGACGTTGATTTAGGCGAACCGGACAATACGCTAGATGAAGTAGAAAAGAAGATCGCGGAAAAACTAGGGTTTAGGGCCACATCTGACGCACGTTATAAACTTCTTGAGATGCAAGTCAACCTTGACCTAGAAGGATATGAACATGAAGAAGAGGGTAAGGTTACAGGAATTGCGCTACCTTACATCGTTACGATCGAAAAAGGGTCAAACACAATCCTGTCTATCCGACGCAACTGGGAACCAGACGATGAAACCTATCAAAAACGACACCACCTTGTGCACTACGGGTACGTCCCGGGGTTCGGGTTCTATTACTTCGGCCTCATTCATCTTGTTGGTGCTTTTGCTAAGTCTGGTACTTCTCTTATCCGGCAGCTTGTTGACGCAGGTACTCTAAGTAATTTACCCGGTGGGTTTAAAACTCGGGGCATGCGTATCAAGGGTGATGACACACCAATCGCCCCCGGTGAATTCAGAGATGTAGATGTTCCTAGCGGCGTAATGCGCGACAATATCTTACCGCTCCCATATAAAGAGCCTAGTCAGGTCTTGTTGGGCTTGATGAATCAGATCATTGAAGACGGACGACGCTTCGCAAATACGGCTGATCTTCAGATTAGTGATATGTCAGCTAATTCGCCGGTGGGCACCACGTTAGCTATTCTTGAGCGTACGTTAAAGGTGATGTCTGCTGTTCAGGCGCGGGTTCACTTCTCAATGAAGCGCGAGCTTGGGTTACTTAAGAAGATTATTGCTGACTATACGCCAGAAGATTACAGCTACGAGCCAGTAGAAGGCGATCGCAAAGCTAAGAAGTCTGACTACGACAATGTAGACGTGGTACCAGTCAGTGATCCAAACGCCAGCACAATGGCACAGAAGATTGTCCAGTATCAAGCTGTGTTGCAGTTGGCTCAGGGCGCGCCACAGATGTACAACATGCCGCTTCTTCACCGTCAGATGCTGGACGTGTTGGGCATAAAAGAAGTGCAGAAGCTGATTCCTATGGACGAAGACCAGAAGCCTACAGACCCCGTGTCTGAGAACCAGAACATCTTAATGATGAAGCCGGTAAAAGCGTTCCTGTACCAAGACCATAAGGCGCACATTACAGTCCATATGTCGGCTATGCAAGATCCTAAGATTATCGCCCTACTTCAAAACAACCCAACGACTCCGCAGATTCAAGCTGGGATGATGAACCACATCAATGAACACTTGGGCATGGAGTACCGCCGCCAGATCGAGCAGCAATTAGGAATGAGCCTGCCTGCACAGAAAGATGAGTCCGGTGAAGATACTTCTATGAGTCCTGAAGTAGAGGCTCGTTTATCTCCATTGTTGGCCCAAGCCGCACAGCAGTTACTTCAGACTAACCAGCAAGAAGCCGCACAGCAGCAGGCACAGCAGCAGGCACAAGATCCGATTGTGCAGATGCAGCAAGCAGAGTTGCAGATTAAGCAGGGCGAGCTAGAACGCAAGAAACAGAAAGATTCGGTTGACGCCCAACTCAAGCAAGAGCAGTTACGCATCGAAGCGGAACGTGTAGGGGCTCAGTCGCAGATAGAAGCTATCCGTATCGGGGTTAAAGCCGAGCAAGATTTAAAAAACTCCGAGGCTAAGCAGCAAGCCGAGGGTATTAAGATTGGTGCAGATGTGTCCATAAAGGAACAGCAGTTAGCTATACAAGCTATGCAAGCCCCGCGTAACCAACCGACAAAAGGTGAATAATGGACGCTTTCGAATTACTCGTTAAACAAATTAACGAAAAGATTGAACAACTCCAAGATTTCGTAGCTACAGGCAAGCCTGAAACCTACGAGGAGTACAAACGACTGTGCGGTGAGATTCGGGGTCTTACCATCGCACGGGGTTATACCCTTGACCTCAAAACCCGTATGGAGCAATCTGATGAGTGAAATTCTACTGGCTACAAACCCCAGTAATCCTCAAGTAGTAGGCGTGTACAACTCTGATGCCACAACTGAAGAGAAAGCAAAGCAACTTCCTAAACCCTCTGGTTATCACATCCTGTGCGCAATCCCAGAAATGGAAGCTGAGTACGAAAGCGGTCTAATTAAAGCTGGCGAGACCATCCGTAACGAGGAGATCCTTACAACGGTTCTTTTTGTTGTCGATATGGGGCCTGATTGCTACAAAGACACAGCTAAGTTCCCATCAGGTCCTTGGTGTAAGCAAGGTGATTTTGTCTTGGTCCGCCCCAACTCTGGGTCAAGATTGGTCATTCATGGGCGTGAATTTCGCCTAATCAACGATGATACGGTAGAGGGCACAGTTGATGATCCTCGCGGTGTCAAGCGCAAATAAGGAGTAACACATGGCTGAGTATGAAGAATTTAAGTTTCCTCACGAACAAGATGAGGATAAAGCAGGTGGCGGTGGGGTAGAAGATAAGTTTGAGATCGAGATCGAAGACGATACCCCCGAGCAAGACCGCGACCGTGAACCTATGCCTAAAGAGGTTGTTGACGAGCTCGAACAAGATGAGCTTGAAGAATACTCTGACAAGGTAAAAATTCGTCTTAAGCAGATGAAAAAGGTTTGGCATGATGAACGCCGAGCTAAAGAATCTGCTTATAGAGAGCAGCAAGAAGCAATTAATTTTGCTAAAAAGGTTACTGAAGAGAACAAACGCCTTAAGTCCATGTATGCCTCTGGGGAAAAAGAGTATGTAACCTCAGTCCAAAATACGGCAGCTCTTGAGCTTGAAATGGCTAAGAAGTCATATCGTGAAGCGTACGATTCAGGCGATAGCGATAAGCTTGTTGAAGCACAGCAGGCCATGCAGGATGCTAACTTTAAACTATACTCTGCTAAGAATTATCGCCCTGCAGCTTTACAAGAAGAAAATTATGAAGTACAACAGCAACAAGAACGGTCCCCTTCTCCTCCTCAACCAGACCGCAGAGCGATGGCGTGGCAAGAGCGCAATCCTTGGTTTGGTCAAGATGAAGAGATGACCGCAGCGGCTCTCGGTTTACACGAGAAGCTTAAGCGTAACGGGGTACACGTTGGATCGGATGATTATTATGCGACATTGGACAAAACAATGCGCAAGCGGTTTTCAGAAAACTTCGGTGATTCTGATACAGAAACGAGGGACGCCCCTCGCACAAAATCAAGTACTGTCGTGGCATCAGCTACCCGCAGCACCTCTCCAAATAGAGTGCGGCTAAAGGCTAGTCAAGTCCAAATCGCCAAAAAGCTTGGTCTGACCCCTGAGCAGTATGCCCGTGAAGTATTAAAACTGGAGAACTAAGATGACAACAATTACCCGCACACCGCGTGATTTAGAAACCCGAGCAACCGATATGCGCCCCAAGCAGTGGGCTCCTGCCGAATTGCTCCCCGAGCCAGACAAACAGGCTGGGTTTGCTTACCGTTGGATTCGTGTCTCCATGCTCGACAAGGCTGATCCTCGTAACCTCTCGTCTAAAATTCGTGAAGGTTGGGAACCAGTCAAGATTGAAGAGCAGCCAAAGTTTCAACTGCTAACTGATCCTAACAGTCGTTTTAAAGACAACGTTGAGATTGGTGGGTTATTGCTTTGCAAGACTCCTACGGAGTTTGTGCAGCAGCGTACGGATCACTTCGCACGCCAGACACAAGCCCAAACGGAAGCTGTAGATAATAGCTTGATGCGCCAAAGCGATGCGCGGATGCCTATCTTTAAAGAAGGTAAGTCCTCAACTAGCTTTGGTAAAGGTTCGTAAATTTAATTCATTAGGAGTCCTTAAATGGCTTACCCTACTATTGATAACCCTTACGGCTTAAAGCCGATCAATTTGATCGGTGGACAAGTCTTCGCGGGGGCTACGCGTAAAATGCGTATTGCAAGCGCTTACGCCACGTCTATCGGCTTTGGCGATCTTTTGGTTAAGGTCAACGATGGCACTGTCGCTCGTTCGGCTGCTACAACTGCTAAACCCACTGGCGGCTTCGCTGGCGTGTTTCTTGGTTGTGAGTTTATTAACCCAAGCACGGGCCAGCTTCAGTTCCAGCAAAACTTTATCGGCGGCACTACAGTGACTTCTGGTTTTATTACAGCTTATGTCTGTGATGATCCTGACACACTGTTCCAAGTCGCTATTGTTTCTGGCACAACAGTTGTGACTGGTGTTCAATATACGGCTGTTGGCGAAAATGCCACAATCGTGAACAACACAGCTATCACTACTGCTGGTAACTCGCAAGTTGCACTTCTTGCTACGACTGCTACGACAGATTCTCTGCCCGTTCGCATCGTTGACGTTGTGCCGGACACCGCCTACGTTTCTGGCGGCAACACGTTGTATCCTGAAGTGATCGTTAAGATTAACTTTGGTATGCACGCTTATGACACCGCCGTCGGCGTTTAAGGAGCACATAAAATGGCTATTTCACGCGCACAACTACTTAAAGAGTTGCTCCCCGGATTGAACGCATTGTTCGGTTTAGAGTATGCTCGCTACGGCGAAGAGCACAAAGAGATCTATGAAACTGAGACCTCCGAGCGTTCTTTTGAAGAAGAGACCAAACTTTCTGGCTTCTCGGCTGCACCTGTTAAGAACGAAGGTTCCGCAATTGCATACGACAACGCCCAAGAAGCATGGTCTGCTCGCTACAACCACGAAACCATCGCTTTGGGTTTCAGCTTGACGGAAGAAGCTATCGAGGACAACCTCTATGACTCGCTTTCAGCTCGCTACACCAAAGCATTGGCTCGCGCTATGGCGTACACCAAGCAAGTTAAGGCTTCGTCTGTATTAAACAACGGCTTCTCAGCGTCCTACACAGGCGGCGACGGGGTTTCATTGTTTAGCGCAGCCCATCCTTTGGTTGGTGGTGGTGTTAACAGCAACACTCCTTCTGTCGCTGCTGACCTGAACGAAACATCGTTGGAAAATGCTGTGATTCAAATCGCCGCATGGACTGATGAGCGTGGACTTCTAATCGCTGCTAAGCCTAAGAAGCTTGTTATCCCTTCAGCCCTCCAGTTTGTTGCTACCCGCCTCTTAGAGACGAAGCTTCGTGTTGGTACGACTGATAACGATATCAACGCTATCGAAAGCAACGGCTCGATTCCAGAGGGTTACGCAATTAACCACTGGCTGACAGACACCAATGCGTGGTTCCTATGCACAGACGTACCTAACGGCATGAAGCACTTTGTTCGTATGCCACTAAGTAATTCTATGGATGGTGACTTCGATACGGGCAATGTCCGCTACAAGAGCCGTGAGCGTTACAGCTTCGGCTGGTCTGATCCGCTCGGAATGTTCGGTTCACCCGGCGCTTAAGTAAATTGGTCTTTGGCTGATTTAGACCCTCGCTCAAAAGGCGGGGGTTTTTCTTTTCTATTGGCGTGGGGCGCGTAACATAATATATTTTAAGTGTTACCTGTAACTAAGTCTCGGAGGACTACATGTACCGTGGAACCTGCGCGTCACTACGCAGGAAGAGAACC